TTAAAAAATCTGGCAGTAATACAGGCGGGACTAATGCTGTAACAGCAGACGGCGAAACACTTGGGCAGATAATTTTTAAAGGTGTTCACACCGGCAGCGGGGCTATAACTTCGGCCAACATAACCTGCAAACAAGATGGCGCGGCTGACGCAAGTGACGCACCGGGCAAGTTGATTTTCGGAACTTGCGATGCGTCGAGTAGCGGCACTCCAGTAGACCGTTTGACGATTTCTTCGGCGGGCCTAGCCACATTTTCAAACGGAATTGCGTTTCAATCTGCGACAGGAGGAACAGGGACAGGAACGGGGTACACGCTCGATAAGTACGAGGTTGGCACATTTACAGGTTCATTAACAGCAGCAACGCCTCCAACGAGTGTACCCACGGCAACGGGCAACTACACTCGAATAGGTAACCTCGTTCATTTTCAAATTAGATTTGCAAACGTAGACACTTCTGGCGCGAGTAGCGTGATGAAAGTGACCGGCTTGCCATTTACCAGTGCAAACACAAATGATTCTAATATTGCAAATGCTATAAATTCAGCGTTCTACAATTTGCCGTATTCAAACACTCTCGCAACGGTTTCGAGAAATTCGACTGAGGTTATTTTTGTTAACATTGTAAACAATTCGCCGTGGACTAATTACACTATCACGGCAGGCACTGGGCAATATTTGCATTTAACAGGAACTTATGTCGTTTAATAATAATTTAAGAACAATGGAAAAGAAAAAAATTATAGGCCAAATGGAAATTGGGGAATTGTGCAATATAAGCGTTAGAACAGACACTCTTATAATTGACGAAGGTGAAGAGGTTAGCAGGTCATTTCACCGTCACGTTTGCTGTCCCGGCGATGATGTCAGTGGAGAAGCTGAGTCAGTGCAAGCTACAGCAAATGCACTTTGGACTCCTGAAGTGATTGCTGCTTGGGAAGCTTCTCAACCAGAACCAGAACCGGAACCAATCGAGGAACCAGTAGAAGAATCTAACGAGTAGAATAATGATAGAAATAAATACAATAGCTACGGCAGAATTAAATGTTTCTAAAGTGGCAGTACAAATTAACTCAGCCCAAGAATTTGGAATGCAATTCAGCGTAGTTGGCTGGGGCAAGTTTACGAATCCTGAAGGCGAAGACGTTTGGGGTACTACACCTCTAGTTTCAACTTTACTGAATGTAACTGGCCCAACTTGGGACGCTTGGGGATCAGACAAAGATGACGCTACCTATATTGGCGATTTAGCTTTAGCCCAGCTTGGACTACAACGTGCGCCGGTTGAGGAAGAAGAATCTGATGTTGATATCGAGGATTCTGATGAGGATGCAGACGATTCCGAAGAAGCGGCAGCGGCAGAATAAGTTGCTCGTTTTTTTGGTTTGTCTTTTGGCAATTTTAATTGGGGGAAAAGCTAAGTGAATTTTGATGATATCAAAGTTGCGATTGCTAGTGCTACTGGGATTGGTAATTGGATGGTGGAGATAGATTTAATTCTGAAAGTTGGAATAAGTTTGGCATCTTTAATTTATATAATTTTAAAGATCAGGCAGTTGGTAAACGATAAAAAATAATTATGTGGAAAAGTAAAACATTATACGCTGGTCTAGCTGGGATTATATCCAGTCTAGGACTTTTTATGTCTTCGGAAATCAGCCTAGCTGAGTTTTTAAACGCAACTCTTACCAGTACTTTGGCAATCTTCCTGAGACACGGAATTAAGAAGACCCAGGATGTCGCTGAAGCGGCAGTTGAGGCGGCAAGCAGTGTCACCCCAGCACCAAAGAAAAAAGTCGTTAAGAAGAAAGTTTAGGAGGCTTAAATGGCAGGTATTACAACCACTCAGACGTTTAGCGATGGTGATACAGTTACTGCCGCAAAGTTGAACAATATAGTAGCAAACGCTTCGATTGATAACGGAGCTATAACGACAGCAAAGATCGATGATAATGCTGTTACGTTGGTTAAAATGGCGAATGCCTCAGTGGACACCGCTGAGTTGGTTGATGATGCTGTTGAGAATGGCAAATTAGCCACGATGGAAAAGCGGAGAGTGAAAGTTAATGCTACTGATGCCACTGCTAATCCGACTGATTTATTTGTAGATGCAAACAAGCTACTCGTAGGAACTAGTAACTCAATTAATGCGGTTAGTTTTGCTGATGATTTGGCTTTAGATAACGCTGATTCTACAGCAACAAAAATTATTGCTGCGCCTAGTTTAATTAATGGCAAATCTACGGTAGCCGCATCTAACCTGGATGAGTTGTTACTATACGATCAGGACGCTACTTCTGTACTGAAAAAAACAACAGCGGGATCAATTGTCGCTAGTCTTAAAGCTACTGACAGTCAATCTGGTTCTGCTGAGTTAGCAACTTCCGCTGAACTTATTGGTGGGACTGCTTCACCAACTAATCTAGTTGCTGGGAGTGTTAACACTGCGCCGATGTTAGCGAAAGCTTGGGGGTATTTAAAAACAGCAAGTAGTGCAATAGTTGGGGCATCATCAATTTTACAAAATTGCACTGTAGCTAGAACTGGTGAAGGTGCATTTACTGTTACATTTTCTACGGCTTTGCCATCAATAAAATACATGGTGTTAGGAAACGGTAGGAGTGGGCTTTCGGGAGCAAGTTACGGGGCAGGATTACAGTTAGTGTCTTCAAATTTAGTAGTGGGCAGTTTTGATTTTGTTGTAATTGATACTAACGGATCTACGGGATCAGTTATGGACCCGGACGGTGGAATGCAATTTGTTGTTTACGGACTAACGTCATGACTTTAACAGATATTGCCACATACGTTTGCAACCTGGTTAACAAAACGGATGACACATCCAAAGCTAGGTGCAAAGAATTTATACGGCAACATCATGAGAACGTCATCAACTCCGGTTTATGGCGCGAAACGATAGAGGTCGAACAAACGACACTTCCGTTTGACGGTCGTGTAACTCAGATAATTTTAGATGATGGAGGAACCGGATATACCTCCGCACCCACTGTTAGTTTTACTGGCGGTGGTGGGAGCGGTGTTACTGCTGCTGCTGAGATTGGTGGAGGAGCGGTTACAAAAGTTTACATCCAAAATCCCGGCAAAGAATTTACCTCGGCCCCGACGATAAGTTTTACCGGGGGAGCGGGAAGCGGAGCAAGTGCAACTGCGATTGTTGATTCCTGGGCGGACGAGATGGTTTGTCCTCAACAGTTTGAGACGATCCTCGGTGTTTCGTATAACGAAGCTAATCTATTACCAACTCAGTTGATCACTCAATTCATGGTCAACCCAGACAGTTTTAAAAATGATGCAGATTCTGCTCAGTTCAGTGTTATTGATAGTTCAGGTATTAATTTTAATCCCAATTATGGTGCTATTGAGTTTATGTCCAGCGACAGTTCGGACAACGGTAAAAAGATCACGATTGTTGGCGAACTATCAGGACAAGAATTAACGATGCAAAAAGAGACGGTAACACTAGCCTCTAGCGTTACTACGACTAACTCTTGGTCAGCAATTCATTCTCTCAGTAAAGAAACCACTACGGGTTATGTTCAAGTGAGAAATCCGCTTGTGACAAGTGATTATTTCTTTTGGCCTGAGTGGGAAAACGTCAGTAAATTTCAACGTGTTAAGTTTTTCGATAGACCGAAGTATAACGCAAGTGCGCCAATAAACTTATACATCGTTGGAAAGAAAAAGATTCGTCCAATGGTAGGCGATTACGACACTCCGATGGTGAGTGGAATCGATAACGTATTGATTCACTTTGCGACCGGCGATATGTTGAAACGGTCGAGACAATTTGGTAAAGCGCAACTAGAACATCAACAAGCTAACGCATTGATGCAGGTTGCGCGTGACCAGGAAAACAACCAAAGCGCAAAAGAAGTCCGCCTGATCCCAGACGTTTACGGGATGGGTTATACGCGAAATGACTTCGGATTTTAAATTATGCCAGTCTACTATAACGATGGACTCGATGACCCGGTTCAATATGACCGTCAAGCGAGTTTTGTAGGCGGCCAAATAAGTAACTTCCGCGAGAATCTGCTAAACGAATCTCAAGCAGAATCACTTAAAGATTTAGACGCACCTAAGAACGGTGTATTAAAAAGCAGACGAGGATTTCATCGATTTGCTGATTTAATTGCTAGTACAACCCCCGACGAAACAAAGACTCAAGCGATTGCTTATTTTGATACTGACGCAAAAGAAGCACTAATCGCATTTGTAAATGCAGAAATTTTCTCAATCAACAATGTTGGGGCTATATCTACTACTGGTCTTACTGGAACAAAAATAAACAATGCAACTAACC